ACCATAGATTCCAATGGAAATATTGAACTGAACCCTTAAACTATTTATAAATACTAAAAAAAGGATTTGTTTATGTTAAACTTTGCCGGAAAAGATGATTTTGTCTGGTGGACAGGAGTCGTCGAGGATGTAGAGAATGATCCACTACAAATAGGCCGAGTTCGTGTAAGAATTTATGGACATTATGATGATGATATTGCTGTAGAGGAGTTACCTTGGGCCTCACCTATAATGCCAATCAGTAGTGCATCCATTGGTGGTATTGGACAGTCTCCAACTGGTGTAATGGTTGGTTCTTGGGTTATGGGATTTTTCCGCGACAGTCATGGTGGACAAGATCCTATTATATGGGGAACTCTGCCTGGCAGAAAGTTGGGTGCAAACGAAGGACAAAGTAGAAACAACAGAGGACGAGAAGTACCAAGTACATTACAGGATTATTCTAATAAAAAAGCCGCTGGTGTGCCTACAACAAATACTGGTGTTGTTGAAAATGCAGAACCTACGCCTTTAAGTGATGTTGCTGCAAGTGATGCAGCAAGTGCAGATTTGGTTTCTTTTTTGAAAAAGAAAGAGGGTTATAGTTCGACATCTTATTGGGATCATAAACAACATTCAATTGGATATGGTACAAAGGCAAATTTCGCAGGCGAAGTTATTGATGAAGCAGAGGCAGAAAGAAGACTAGAACAAAATATAGGGAAATACAGAGGGTATGTACTTGATAGAGAAAAAAAATACGGTTACAGTTGGAATGAAAGACAAAGAGATGCTCTAACTTCATTTGCATACAATCTTGGGCCCGGCGCATTAGATACATTAACCGCAAATGGCACAAGAGACAATGAAACCATTGCGAGTAAGATGTTATTGTACAATAAGGCCAGTGGTAAAACTATTGATGCATTAGCAACTAGGAGACAAGAAGAAAGAGCAATGTTTTTATCGGGGGGTACGGATTTACCATCCCCTGCACTTTCACCAGATACAACGGAAGAACAAAGAGAACAAAGAGCTGATAGTCGAGTAAGTCAACAAACAATACAACAATCTGGTTCCACAAACACAGTAGGAAATGTATCTACAACTGACAATTCTCAGGCAACACAGTCAACTAAGTCTGATTTACCAGAAAGGTCTGGATTAGTTGAAGAACCAGAAACTGAAGAACACGAAAAGAAAGAGGACTTAACTACAAACTCAAAATTTACAGAACCAGCATCTCCATATGCGGCGCAATATCCATACAACAATGCAACTAAATCTAGATCAGGACATTTAATTGAAATTGATGACACGCCAGGAAACGAAAGAATTCATACTTTTCATAGATCAGGTTCGTTTGAAGAATATCATCCAGACGGTAAGAGAGTAAATAAGACTGTTGGTGAAGGATATGAGTTAGTGTTGGGAAATAAAAATTTACATGTAAAAGGAAACTTAACAATTGTGGTTGATGGTAATTATAATATTGTCGTTGCTGGTAAATCCACTAGTGGTGTTGGTGGGACTACTGATGTTACTTCTGGTGGAAATCACACGATCAAAGCCCCGAAAATAGATTTAAATCCATAGGAAAGAAAAATGTCACAAACTGCATTAGAGAATAGACTTGGTGTCTTGAAGTCAAAACAAAATCAATTTCTTGATGTTGATTTGACATTTAAAAGAAATCAAATAACAAATGATGTGCGAGTAAAATCAGACGCTGCAGCAATTAATCAGTCACTAAAGAATTTAATCTTAACAAATCATTTTGAAAGACCTTTTGACCCAGAGTTTGGTGGAAATATTTGGGAGATGATATTCGAGCCATTGGATAGTTTTTCGGTGATAAATATAGAGGACAGGATACAAAGGGCAATAAAAATTAAAGAACCAAGAGTTGAAAACCTACGTATCAAAATTAGACCACTACGCGAAGAAAACACGGTAATCATAAAAATATATTATACCGTACCAAGATCAGATGCAGAACAAACTACGCAGTTTAGCATAGAGAGAGTAAGATAAATGGCAAAGACAGTAGAAGTTACAGAATTAGATTTTGATGAGATAAAGAAAAACATCATAAACTATATGAGTAGTCAAGAGGCATTTAAAGATTACGATTTTACTGCGTCTGGATTAAACACTCTCATTGATATCCTTGCAACTAATACACATATAAATGCGTATTACATGAATGCAATTTCCAATGAAATGTTTTTGGACACGGCAAGAATCAGAGATAATGTTGTATCCAAGGCAAAAATGTTAAACTATACTCCAAGATCACGTAAAGCTGCAGAAATGATAGTTGACTTAGAGTTTGTTGGTAAGTTAGAAAAGGCATCAAGTAATGTTTTTGAAACTTTTAGATTGAACAAAGATTATGAGTTTAAAGCAAAACAAAGTGGAAAAACATATAAATTTAGACCAAAAGAAACTACAATCGTATCAAAGGTAAAGGCACAATCAAACGATAACGGTACATTTACTAATGTATTTCAAGTTAATGATTTAGTTTTAATTCAAGGCACATATACTACTGAAAACTACATTGTAAATACAGCAGATCCAAATCAAAGATATTTGTTATCTAACGATGATATTGATATTACTACAATTACAGTCTTTGTCTATGATAATCCTACATTACCAGAAAAAACGGAGTTTGTTCTTGCGACAGATAATATGAAACTTACTCCAGATAGTAATGTATATTTTGTACAGGAGTCTCGCGGCGGTAAATATGAAATCTTCTTTGGTGATGGTGTTTTAGGAAACTCTGTAGAGAATGGTAAATTAATTGAAATCAACTATCTTAAAACAGATGGTTCTGTTGCAAATGAAATTGTGAATTTAACCGCGGCAGCACTAGATGATTATGAAGTAACTAGTATTACAGTCAAATCAAAGGCACAAGGTGGTGCGGATGCAGAAGATATTGAGTCCATTAAATTTAATGCACCAAGAACATTTGGTGGACAAAAACGAGCTGTGACTGTAAATGATTATAAGGCAATCATTCCACAGATATATCCGTCAACACAGTCAATGAGTATTTGGGGCGGCGAAGATAATATTCCAAAAACATATGGTAGGGTTTATGTTGCAATCAGGCCAGATCATGGTTACTTTCTTTCCGAATATACAAAACAATCAATTAAAGATACTCTTAAAAAAGATTATTCTATTCTTTCAATCGAACCAGAAATTGTTGACCCAGAATATACCAAGTTAAAAGTTACAAGTACTGTTAAATTTGATAATGAAACTACATCTCTTTCTGCGGCAGATATTAAAACTCTTGCGATACAAGGTATTGTAGGATTTAGTACAAAATATCTAGATGATTTTAATGATTACTTTAGATATTCTAATTTTGTAAACTGGATTGACACTTTAGATCAATCAATAACAAATAACACAACAACAGTTGGATTAATTAATGAGCAGAGAGTTGCATTTGATACAAGTGCCTTTTACGTGTTTAATTTTAATAATGAAATTAAAAAAGGTAGTATTAAGTCAGTTGGTATTCAAGTTTCTGGTGATACGAAAATATATTATATCGAAGAAACTACAAATTATGATGGTAATTTAAAGTTTTATAGTTTTGATGTAAATGATAAAAAGATTTATTCTACATTTATCACTGGTAAAGTTGATTATAAAACTGGTACAATAAATATTGATCCTGTGAGTATAACTGCTGTTGAAGGCTCATTAGAAGTATTTAGGATTGAATTGGAAACCGTTGGATTAGATATTTTCCCACGTAGAAATCAAGTACTTTTAATAGAGCCAGAAGATGTGAATGTTACAGTTGAAGAAGATAGTGATAACTATAATAACAATTATGATATAACAACACAGAATGTCAGAATTATTAGAAATAGCTAGGACGAATAATGCCTGATCGCAATTTAAACAGAAAGATATCAGCATCTGTTAGAGACAGAATACCATTCTATCTTCAACAAGACGGCGATTACGAACAGTTTATCAACTTTGTAGAACTTTACTACAAGTGGTTAGAGAGTAATAATAATCCAAACGCAGTTGGTGGTAAACTTGAAAGTTTTAGTGATTTAGATGAAACTCTTGATATTTTTGTTGATGAATATCAAAATGTACTTGCTAGTGCATTTCCACAGTTTTCAAAAATAAAAACTAGAGCAGAATTAGATGAAGAATTAAGATCCGCACTTAATGTTGGAAAATCTTCTTTTAGTAACTTGGAATATGTTGAGTATGATAATTTCTTGTCTGGTGGAGTTAATGCATCGTTTTCTTTATCGTACTATGGCCCATCATATTACGTAGAAAGAGATTTGGACATTTCTGTTTCAGAATTGAAAGTATATTCCAATCCAGCAAATCCATTTGCAGATGAAAGTACTATTACACGTACTAGTAGTGGTCTTGTTGATATTCAAGATAATTTAACATTTCCTACAGATTATACTTTATTAACTGAAGGTACTCATTACGTTATTAATGATAAAACAATACAGTTTATAGATTCTAATACTAATGCATTAAAACCACCCACAGATGGTGTTGTTATAGTTGTTGCATATGTATTAAGAAAACAATCTGGTGTAACTCAATCTTTTATAAACAAAGAAATAAAAAAGAACCGTTATTCAAATAAAAAACATTTTTTAAAGTTGATGAAAGAATTTTATCAATCAAAGGGTTCTGAAAGTTCTTATGAGTTTTTATTCAGATCGATATTTAATGAAGATATTGATTTATATTATCCAAAAGATAATCTATTTAAACTCAGTGATAATACATGGGTCAATGAAAGAAGTGTAAAAACTGTACCTAGTAATAAAACCATAAAAGACCCAATTCGTATTCTTGGGAAAACTAGTGGGGCTACTGCAACCATTGAAAGAATGACTGATTATACAGTTGGTTCTACACCAGTAAGAGAATATTTTATTTCAAATATATTTGGTGACTTTTCTTCGCGCGAAGATGTAGAAATCTTAATGGATAATGGTGTTACAATTACAGAGACCTTATATGATTGTATTGTTGGGTTTGATATTGTTAATGCTGGTTCGAATTATCCAAATAATATTTACCTAAACTCGTATATAACAGATTCTGGTGATGGTGTAGGATTTTCAGCAAAGATTTCTGACACGACTAGTGGCCCAGTAACTAAAGTAGATATCATAGAATCTGGCGATAACTATGTCAGTGGTGAAATTATTGATATAGAATCTTTTTCTAATGGTTCTGGTGCAGTTGCACATGTAACAGCTGTTTCGCCATTTGTTTCTGAAACACAAGATGTTACTTTTGTACAGGATGAAACATCTCCAACATTTTACTATGATTTAACTGGTGACCCAAATGTGGATTATAGTGATGCATACTCAAGAGATTTAAAGGTAACAGTTTCCAATACTGATTACAAGTGGGATGACACAATTCTTTTTGTAGATTTTGAGGATGTACATCCAAATGGTAGTGGATTTATTGATAGAAAATTTCATCAAACCAGTTTTAGGGCAAATGGACAAAACATTAACCCGACAGATGGGTCAAAATGGGGCAATCGCTCTGCACAGTTTGATAATGGTTATCTAATCTTTCCATCATTTTATGAAGACCATCTCGCAGAAACTAATGGAGTGTTTACAATAGACACTTGGGTATACCCTGACCAGATTAATCAATCTGTGGGTTCTGGTGGTACTTTGTTCAGTGTTAATGATACTCAGTTTGGTACAAATCATATTAGACTATATCAAGAGGGTACAGGAAACAATAGAAGTGGGAATCTTGTTTTAGATATTGCTGGACAAACAAGTACAATTGCAAAACCTGCAAATTTTGATACTCAGTGGAACCATCTTGCATTGTATATTTCAGATACTGAAACAAAACTCTACATTAATGGCAAGAAAGAAATGGATGGCGCAGTTTACACATCTGGTGCTCCTTCAAGACAAACGGTTTTCAATACTTGGACAAGAATATCTCATAATAGTAGTGGCACATATCCTGCTAATGCAACGGAGGCGAATGCCTTTTCATATGACGCAAACACAGATACGATAGAATGTACTGCAAATACTAGTACTTACGTTGGATTTGTTTCATTAGAAACTGAAAAATTCTCAGAGTATGATTTGAGAGTAACCGTAACATCTCCAAATACAGATGATGATACTATTGGTATGATTATGGCCTTTGCAGTTGATGAAAATGGTAAAGAACA